GCCTTTACAAGCACCTGACCACGCGCCCGGTGTAGACCTGGAGGCCGCTACACGAGCACAAGCCCTGTTACAAATTAACGGAGGTATCGCTACCCCTGACGTAATAGCGGTAATCCTTGGCGGCAGCGCAGAAAGAGCGCAGGATCATATCGCAGTGCTGGGGCTAACTCCGCGAGAGATTGTAAGGCTGTGATAAGCTCGAAAAAAGAAATTTAACTATAAATCGGAGATAATTATGAGCGTAAGTATTAAAAATGTTGTAACTGTCACCTTGCTCCAAGGCGGCGCACTGGCGATGGCAGACAACCCGAATGTTGTCGCAATGATTACCAGCGAGCAGCAGGGGCCAATTTCGTCCGCCAGCCGGTATCGTATTTATTCCGAGGCGGCAAGCGTGGCGGCTGATTTTGGAACAGCAAGTCAAGCGTATGATTTTGCTCTGTCGTTCTTCGGCACCCAGCCCAACGCCACCAACGGGGGTGGGTTTCTGGTTATCGGCTATTGGCGTGGTGCAGCTGAGGATGTTGCAGCAACCGCAGCAAGCCTAAACGGCGCTCAGTTGTCAGAAGCTACCGTGGTTAGCGCACTTCAGCAGGTAGCAGACGGAACGCTTGATATTACTATTGACAGCGCAACCAAGAGCCTGACGGCCCTGAACTTCCAGGCGACTACTACGCTGGATGAAATCGCGGCCGTTATCGACGCAAAGCTGACCAGCGGAACGGCAGCGGTAGTCGATCAGCGCGTGGTAATTACAAGCGACACGAACGGCACTGATGGCGCCATCACGTTTGCAAGCGACCCAGGCACCGGCACTTTCATCGGCCAGACTTTGGCTCTGACAACCGGCTCCGGCGGATTTCTCACCCAGGGCGCGGCGCTTGCAGCCCTTACAGCAGAAACCAAACTTGCGGGTATCGCAGAGCTGTTTTCACAGGTGAAGTTCCGAGGCGCGATGTTCATCGACAACCCAACGGACGAAGAGTCTAAGACGCTTGCAGAATGGGGGCCAGGCAAATGATGTGCTTCAGTATGATGTTTTCGATGAACCCTCAAACCTGGAGGTAGACACGGAAAACGTGGTCTGGGATATCAAACTGTCGGGCATGACAAATTATCGGATGTTATACAGCAAGGCAGGAACAGAAAACTTGCAGCGTCATACATGGCGCGGGCGCACACGGTTAATTTCGCCGCTGAAAACTCGGCGCTTACCATGCACCTCAAGGAACTTTCGGTCGCAGCTGAGGACTACACGCAGACGGAAGTCAACGACGCAAAGATGGTCGGACTTGACTTATACACCACGATCAAGCTGACACCGGCTATCCTGACCAGCGGTGCTAACAATTTCACCGATGAAAGATACAACCTCATAGCTTTCGTTGATTTCTTGCAAATCGACATGTACAACCTTCTCAAACAAACCAGCACGAAGATTCCGCAGACCCGGCGCGGCGTTAATCAGCTGATCGACCAGGCCGAGAAAACAACCCGTCAATTTGTCCGTGCAGGAGTCGCAGCACCTGGAACATGGTCAAGCCCGGATTACTTCGGCAGCCGTGAGACCTTCGAGCAGAGCATCATCAATAACGGCTTCTACTGGTTGGCCGGATCACTGTCTGCGCAGGCTCAGAACTCACGAGAGGCAAGAGAATCGCCGGTTCTGCAGGGCGCTGTAAAAATGGCGGGCGCTGTTCATTCGGTCGATCTTATCGTGATGATTAATCGTTAATTTGCAACATATAAAGAGGAGATAAAATCATGGCAGGAATAGCTTTAGCAGCAGACAGCACCACGGTCGTACTTAACGGAACGGCAATTCCTTGATTTGTCGGAAGGTGACTATATCGTACTGACACCGGTAAACCCCGCAACGTCTCATATCAACAGCTCTAACGGCGGCGTGAACATCAATGAACGTTCTGATCGTGGTGTCCATGACCTGGCGCTAAGAGTTCAGCGTTACAGCGTATATGACGGATTTCTGAACAACTTGCTCCGCCAGTCTCCGCCAGTCGTTATTAACGGGAGCATGAAGGAAACTTTAACCGCGACGGGACTGATGGTGTTGAGTCTTGGACTCTGGAACTCGGCAGCTTAACGACTCAGCCGACAAGCACAAAATCAGGCACTGACGGCAACGCTGTACAGGAATACGTGATTCGATTCCGCAACGCATCCCGCAATCTTTAAGGTGACAATATGACCGAAACACAATCAGAAAGAACGCAAGCACTTTCAATGCTCAAAGCAGTGCATGATGATCAGTCGGCAACGCTACCGAGCGGACGAGAATATAAGTTGACCAAAATGACGCATAAGCAGCGGCGTCGTGTCTTTGCGTTCTTCACCAAAAAGCAGCGTGAGATACAGAACGGCGACTTTCTTTCCTCGACTCGGCGGATTTGAGCCAGTGGAAAAAGTAATTATGGAAACCGTCCTTTTCGAGGGTGCGCAGATCAGCAAGATTCCTACTATATGGGATGATCAGCCAGAGGATTATGTCATTTTCATCACCACCATGCTTGGTGCTATATCGTATCCTTTTTGGGCGGAGGCAGTGGCGGCTAAAGGTTCCCACGCCCCTGTCTGAACCGAGCCTTATTGCATACAGTAACCTTTCCAATGAGGTTATGATTGAACATGCTTTGGTGCGGTATGGCTACGGGACTCTGATCCAGGTAAGGAAGATGGACACGCAAGACTTCCTTGACGCAGTCGAGTATCAAGAAATTACCTCCGCGATTGAACAATATCGAATGGAACAAGCACAGAGATAATGGCACAAGTCACAGAGTTGATCACCAAATTCAGTTTTTGAAGGATCAACCTCCCCCCCTCAAAGACTACAACAGCTCTCTTGGGAAAAGCGTCAAACTTCTCGGCGCGATGGGCGCTGCACTCGGAATGGCGGCTTTTGCTGTTGCTAAGTGGGCTCCGGGGTTAGTCAGTCCCTTCAACCTCTCTTCGATCTCAGCGAGCAAACCGGCGTGGCGGTCGCGTCAATTCAGGAGCTATCCTTCGTAGCAGAGCAGTCCGGGTCATCCGCCCAAGCGCTCGAGTCATCCCTTAGCGGGCTAGGCGCAAAGATAGGCGAAGCAGCACAGAAGGGCAGTGAGGATTTCTCCCGGCTCGGAATTAGCGTACGAGATGCAAATGGCCACGTAAAAAGCACTGATACAATCCTTGGTGAATTGGGGAGCAGCTTTAAGCGACTCGGGCTGTCTATGGCCGAACAACAAGGCTATGCCGAGGCGCTTGGTATTGATTCAAGCCTGATTTCCATGCTCCGCCAGACCAGCGCGGAGACAGAGAATCTCAAGCAACGCGCTCGTGACCTGGGTATCACGCTATCCCCAGAAGATATAAAAGGGCTGAAAGAATATAACGAATCAATTGCCGAGATGGATGCGGCAATGAGCGGACTTAAAAACCTAATTGCCGTTGCTATTGTGCCGGAGCTTGAAGACTTGGCTGAAGGCTTCAGCGATTTGCTCGCCGAAAACAAGGAGTGGCTTGTTGATGGCGTGGCGGCAACTGTAGAGTTTGTCGTCGACTTGGTTGACGCGCTCAAAAGACTGGCGCCTTTTATCTTGGCTACTGGCGCAGCTTTTGCTGTCGCGACCATCGGAACAGCGGGATTTGCTACGGCTCTCGGGCTTGTGTTTTCTCCAGCTGCTGGAATCCTTGCTGCGCTGTTAATCCTCGATGATCTGATAGTCGCGTTTCAGGGTGGAAATTCGCTTATTGCAAACTTCTTCAAGGAATTTTTCGGCTGGGATATTCAGCCGCTATTAATTGGTATCGTTGACGGATTTAAAAAGTTAGTTCGAGGATTTGAAAACTCTTGGCATGGGTTTCTTATCCGGATTTATGGATATATTCTCTGGCATTGGTGATATTCTGTCTGGGTAATTTTGCGGATGGTTTTGATAAAATCGGCGAAGGCTTCATGGAAATAATCGACTCGTGGGCCGAAGCACTTAGAAGCGTATGGGGTTTTGATAAAATTGGCGAAGGCTTCATGGAAATAATCGACTTGTGGGCCGAAGGATTTAGGAGTATTTTTGGGGGAGTGTTCGATTGGCTGAAGCAAAAGGCTTTGGACATCCTGCCGGACTGGGTCGTAAAACTTATCGGCGGAGCCGGCGATGCGGTATCAGCCGCTGCGGGTATAGCGGGCGACGTGGGCAACTGGGTCGGTGGGCTTTTCGGCGGCGAAGACATGATAGCAAAGTCACAGGCCATGCAACCAGGCGGAGCAGTAACAAACGTCGGCGGAGCATCGAGCCGCGTGGAGCAGACCGTGAACATGGAAATCCGCACGTCTGACCCAGAGAAAGCAGGCAAGGCCGCGTCCGACGGAATGCAACGGCAGTTAGATGATGCCAAAACTCAAAGCCGCAGAGGGGGCATGTAATGGCGATAATCGGAGAGTTGACAGACTACGCAAAAAACACCAGCGGCATCCGTGACTACATTAACGGGCAGTATGAGCACGAAGGCAAGGACGGCGAAGAGGTCGGCATTGGCGGCTTTACGGCCTTTGCGCAGATAAGCGAAAAATTCAAGCGCAGCGCATCCGTCCCGGTCACATATCTTGAAAACGGAACCCACGTTAATGACCCACATCATTCGCGAGCCAAAACCATAAGCATCGAGGGCAATGTCTCTGACCTTTTTGTTGCTGCCAAGCGCACCGGTCTCGATATTGCGGGAAGCTCAAGCGCAGATCGGAAATATCACGCAGTATGCACCCGCCAGAACTCAAGCACAGTTAAGCCGTGTTTCAGGTTTGGTCAATGACTTCACGAGCGCAATGGATAAAGCCGATGCGCTAATCTCAGCAACGCAGGGTGCGGCAAAATACCTCGGCAATCAAGATACAGAAACGACAAGCAACATCGAGCGTTTTCTTGACGCAATGAAAGGACTTCAGTCGTCCGACAAGAGAATAAAGATAAGTTCTTCTTTGGGGTCTTTTGCGAATATGTATATTACATCTCTTGAAGTCACTCGCGACAATCAAAACCGAGCGATCAGTTTTAACCTCGAAGCGCAAGAGATCAGAACGGCTGATACCTTTTCAATGGCAACCAGCGCCGCTCAGAACGCATCCATTGCCACGGCTGGCCAGACAGACGGGGTGACTGACAAAGGGACGCAGGAAGGTGAGGAAGTGAGCACGAAAGAATCTTTTCTCTTTAGCCGGTTCGGAGGAGGGTAAAATGAGACGACTAGCAAAACATAACAGATGAGCCTATCCAGCGCCATACGATCCTTTTTGAAAAGTCGGAGATCATTTTTTACATTGAGATTCTATCCGCGCACACAAATATGGGTGTTTGATGCGGAGTTTGGTGATAAGAAGGTTTACGGTCTGAAGTTATCTGTCGGCGTGTTGCACATGATAAGCCAAAATCAACCCTTTTGATTTTGTCTGTGTTGACCGCAGCGGAAACGGGATTGATCCATTCACGCGGCAGGACTTCAGCGGCGGACGCTGTGAAATTTATATGCTTGAGTCGGGCGAGATGGAGCAGCTCCGTGGCGTGGAGGTGCAGTTCTGATGACCACTCCAAGATTTAGCCGGAAGTATGTTTTAGTCATCACCACCGATGGCCGGAATGTGGTAATCAACCCACCGATGCAGATTGTTTTCGAGGTTACAAAGTCTATTCACGGCGGTCTGAATAAAATGAACATACAAATAACAAACTTGTCTGAGAATAAACGGTTATCTCTTGTCAAAGATGCCGAGCAGCGGAAGATAATGCCTATCGGACTGTCGGTCGGTTATCAGGATCGTATCGAGCTGATATTCAAAGGCACCATCCACACCGGCAGTAACTCACGACAAGGCCCTGACCTTTTAACATCCCTCGAATGTCTGGATGGTGGGGAAGATTTCCTGCACAGCTTTACGGCCCGCACGGTCGAGGGTGGGCGCAGGGCGATAGATGCCGCTTTGGAAGATATGCCAAATACCGAAACCGGAAAAATAACAGATCGACCAGTGCTCACCCGGCCCAAGGTTTTAGTCGGCAACAGCGCCCGTTTAATCGAGGACATGGTAGGGCCGGGCGAAACGTGGTACATTGACAATGAGCAGCTTTTTGTTATCAAAGATACTGAGGTTACGAGCGGGCTAAAACCGGTTGTGAGTGCCGAAACTGGCCTGATAAGCACACCAACCCGGGACAGCAGTCTGGTGACTTTTGAAACGCTGATGAATCCGACTGTAAAAATCGGAGGGCTTGCGAGCCTCAAGAGCGCCACAGCCCCACACTTGGACGGGATATACCGCATTGAAACAATATCATACAGCGGGGACACTTACGGAGACGCATGGACACAGACATGCACCGGCACCCTGGCCGCGGAGGCTAAATCGATATGAAGGAAAAACTCCGATTAACCGATATAATAGCTGATGCAATCGGCGAGGCGCTGTCGAATTTGCACACTGCTACCATTGCCAAAGTCACGGCGGTGCAAGAGAAAACGATCAGCGTTCAACCGGTCATTAACCGTGTGGTTGACGGCAAGTCGATAACACTTCCACAATTCACAAAAGTACCACCTCTTTTTATGCAGGGGGGTGGGAGTTATACCGCGCACCCTATAGACCGTGGGCGATTATTGCCTTTTGATTTTGACCGAGAGATGCTTTGATCGATGGTATTCCGGGTCAGATTTCCAAGACCCGGCAGAGTTTCGGATGCACGACTACAGCGACGGAATTGCCATTGTTGGGATCAATCCGCAAGCCGGGGCGCTTACCATCCCGAGCGTTATCCAGCAGACGGGAGACGCTAACGCTGACGGGGATCATACCCACCATGGGGACCGGACGCAGACGGGGAACCAGACGATAATCGGAGATTTACATGTAGACGGTAACGTAACGGTTACAGGAAATATAACATGCCTGGGAACAATCGCAGCGGGTAATTATACCGGATTGGCTGGTGGTGCGATGACGGCTAGCGTATCTATAGAGACTACAGCTGACGTTGTTGCCAGTGGCATCAGCCTTAGCACTCACACCCACCAGGGAGATAGCGGTGGAACCACAGGAGGGCCACAATGAGAGTTTCAGGACTAGACAGCAACCGTGATTGGAGATTTGGCAAGGGTCGAGCTGTTTATAAACGCAACGCTGATGCCATTGCACAAAATATCCTCACGCGGCTTCGGTCGTTCCTTGGAGATTGGTATCTTGACACTGAAATCGGTATCGATTGGCTAACCCTCCTCGGCAATCTCGGCACCGAAAAGCGGATTCTTCGATCTGTTGAATCTACTGTCATGCAGACCGAGGGAGTCCTGTCAATCCAGGAACTTAAAATCATTGGACGCGACAGCGACCGAGGTGTTACAATCCGCATCAGATATACAGACGTTTTCGGCGCGTCTAACCCTCAGACAATGGAGTTCACAGCATGACACTACCAAATTTCACACCAGACGGAATACAGGTTCAGACTTTTCAGGAGATTTATGACGAGTTGGCGGCTGGCTATCGGGCTATTTATGGCGAAGATATTAACCTTGACCCCGACAGCCCAGATGGCCAGAGGGTAGCAATCGAGGCGCAACTTGTTCTTGATGCTCAATCATTCGGCGCACTCGAATACAACCAGCGCGATCCTGATTTTGCGCTTGGCCAGTCCCTCAACAGCATCATTAAACTGGCCGGTATTTCCCGCAGACCCGCCACAAGATCGCAAGTTGATGTTGAAGTGACTACCGATAGACCGCTGACACTGCCGGAAGATTACGCCGTCGAAGATGATTTAGGGCAGGCATGGACTACGCTCAATGCTATTGATATCCCGCCAGGCGAAACAACTGTAACACTTTTTGCGGAAGATTTTGGGGCAGTTGAGGCTGACCCTACCACAGTAGTCAACCCTGTAACGGTGGTTATCGGGGTGCTGTCGGTCACAAACCCCCCTGGCTGCTGTCGTTGGAATAGATGAGGAAACTGATCAAGAGCTTCGCGTTCGGCGAAATGGATCACTCGAAACCCCGCAGTCATCAAGCACCGGAAGGATGTTCACGGCTCTGGCAAACCTGCCAAACGTCACCGATGTGGCCGTGTACGAAAACGACACGGATGACACAGACGCAGACGGCATCCCGGCGCACAGCTTATGGGTTGTGGTTGAGGGCGGCGCGGTGGCGGATATTGTCGAATCGATGACTAAAAACAAAACTGGCGGCAAGGGGATGGTCGGCGCGGTAACTGGTACCTTTAACGAATCAGTTCTGAGGCCAGACGGATCAACGTTTGTCATTGTGCATACAATGACATTCGATCGCCCTGTTGATGTGCCCGTTCGTGTGCGCCTGGATGCTACTTTTGTTGACGTAAATCTGCCGATAGACGACGAGAGTATCAGACAGGAAATCGCGACAAAGAAATTCAACATAGGCATCAATCTGAAAACTAATGCTTTATACAGCCTTGCTTTTAACTCAGGCGAAAACTTCTTTCCTACCAACCTTGAAATCAGCAGGGACGCCGGGACAACGTGGACTGGCGGGATTTATTGGCAGCGTTGAATGAAAAATTCAGCATTGATTCCGATGATGTGACTGTTAAGGAGGTTATCCCGTCGTGACCTTTGAATCTGAATACATCAACCTCCTAATAAAACAATACTGGGAGAAGCCAAAGGCAGCCGCCGAGATCGAAATGAAAGCGTCATCTTGGCGAAGGTCTTTCGTTTGGCTGTCATCTTTTGAAAATGCGTTTGACCTTGACTCCGCAACCGGAGATCGGCTTTGACATTATAGGGCGCATTGTCGGTATAGGCAGAAATATTCCGTACTCTATCCCAAAAATTGCATTTGGCTTTGATGAGAACCCGAATTCTCGCGGCTTTGATGATCTTTTTTCCCCACTCGACGATCGCGCCCCGTTTCAGGATTTATTTGAGTCTGAATCAACAGAACTGGTTCTTGATGACAATGCGTACAGGCAATTTATTCGCGCCAAGATTGCAAAAAATACGTTCGGTCCCTACCTTTCTGGCAACGACTCATTATCTATCCAAGACGCGGTTATTAATATTTTTGGCGGACTGGCCTACGTTACAGATAATTATGACATGACCTTGACTTTGCACGTTTCGTCAGTCTTTAGCAGCAGCAAACTTGACGCACTTTTAAAGATGTCACTTATCCCAAAACCTCAAGGGGTCCGGTACATTACAGTAAACGAATAGCCAAAGGAGAATTAAAAAATGTCAAAGATAACCAGATATACCGGCAACTTAAAAGCGTTTGCCAGCGAAGCCACCGGAACCGAACGCACAATTTTTGGGGATACTGCGCAGTCTGATTCTTTGGACGCAAATATTACACTGGACCTGTTGCGCGGCTGGGGGGTCATTGGCGTTGAGTCAAATCCTACAAAACAGCATTTCAACGGTCTGGGTTTTACTCTCGGTCAGTTAATTTCTTATCTTCATCAGCGCGGGATTGCGGAATGGAACGCGGGTCAAGAGTATTATGCCGGGTCTGTGGTCACTACTGACGCGGGAATATACCAGTTGAAGTCTGGCGGCGACGGAAGTTACGACCCCGATACTGAGGGCGGGGTCAACTGGGCGCTGATACCAACGCAGACGAAAGTGGACGCCAAAGCGGACAAGGCCACGACCTACACCGAGACGGAAGTTGACGGCTGCTTGACGACAAGGCGGACAAGGCCACGACCTACACCGAGACGGAGGTTAACAATTTACTTGACGCCAAAGCCGCTATCTCCGGGCAGACCTTTTCCGGCGACATATCAGCTTCCAATCTAAGCGGAACGAATTCGGGGGACGGAGCACTAGCAATTGGTGTCGGGCAGACTTGGCAGGATGTTACATCTTCAAGGGCGTCTGGCGCTACATACACGAACTCCACGGGCAAACCCATTACCGCGTCCGTAAATCTAAGAGAGGTCGGGGACAGCGCCGCTGCTGCTTTGTTGATGCAAATAGAATAAATTTACACCTCTGACGTGCCGTACTGGGGGCATCCTTACTTTTATTATTCCTGATGGGAGCACATACAAGTCCGATTATAGCCCTAACACCCTTGAGTCTTGGTTTGAACTTCGATAAAGAACAAATTATGAAACATTACAAAGACGAATCAAACACCCTCTACGCCTACGAGTCTGACGGCTCACAGGACGCTTTCATCAAAGAAGGATTAGTTCCGATCAGCGATGAAGACTTGGCGGCTATGATGGCGCCCACGACTGAGCAACTCCTTAGCCAGCTAACAGCCGCCCGCAAAGAGCAAGAGCGGCAGGGCGTAGTTATCAACGGCGTCCGATACGCAGGCGACCCCAGCAACCGCCAGGCGCTGCAAGAGGCAATCGCTTTTATGGATTATGCTGGGCGAACGGAGTTTGAAAGCTGGAAAGACTCAGACAATCAGTTTCACGCAAGTCACCCACTCCTCGATGTTGTAGATGCTTACCAGGCTATAGGAGCCCGCCGCGCGGAGCTCATCGCGACCGAGGGTGAGTACGCTGCACAGATCACCAGCGGCACATTTACTGATCTGAGCTTGGTAACATGGCCATGAGTACCGGGCTCTACGCTGTTGAGTTGTTTGCCGGTGCGGGGGGGCTGAGTATCGGGCTGGAACGCGCGGGCTTCAGCGTGGTTATGGCAAATGAAATTGAAAAGGATTTTGCCGCTTCTTTTTCAATGAACCACCCGAACGCGTTAATGCTGAACCGGGATATCCATGAAATTGATTTCGCATATGAAGCCGCACAATGCGGCCATACCGATATCACGCTTGTTTCAGGGGGCCACCCTGCCAGGGGTTCAGCACCGTAGGCTCCAAAAACCGTAAGGATCCTCGGAACAGTCTTTTTTACGAGTATCTTCGGGCTGTTGCGGAGCTGAACCCATCCTATGTCATTTTTGAAAATGTGTTAGGGTTCAAGAAAATGTATGATGGAGAAGCCTTCAATATATTGACCCGCGAGCTGAAGGATCTTGGCTATGATTTTGTTTCCTCCATTCTTGAGGCTTCAGATTACGGGTTACCTCAAAAAAGGCAAGCGGACAATCATTGTTGGTTGGAAGGCTCACCTAAATCCGGTTCTTCTTCCTCTGCCAACCCATACGGCAACACCTGATTTTTCTGGCGGTTCCCCTAAAAGATCATTGATGGAGGCACTCTCTGATCTTCCGCCTCTAGAGGCAAATGATTCTGCTTCAGGTTATGCGGCTTTACCGCTC